CTTGCTGGCGGAAGACAAGCCCGCAACAGGGTATGGCTCTGCATCTTCAATAATCTTTATGACCAGTTCCTTCCCCTGATCAAGGAATGCCTCGTTCAAATCTTTGTACGTAAATTTGGCGATTCGGCATTTGTCCTTCCCGATCCTTCGTGCCAACTCCTCAGCCAAAGCCTGACCCGCAGTGTCGGTGTCGGTCGCTATGATGACGTGAGGTACTTTCTCAAGCACGTCAAACGCATTCCACACAAAAGAAAACTTCTTATCCTCCGATGCATCTATCCTACCGTCCGATACCTTCATAGGTGCGCCACTTGGCACAGAAAGCACGTTACCCAAGCCACACTCAAACAAAGTCAGGGCATCAATCTCACCCTCAACGATGATGACTGGCTTAGTCGTATCGATATGGTCTATGCCGAAAAAGTCGTTTGCACCACCCACGTCTTGCGTAAAGTCTTTCGCCTCGATGCTCCGATATTTGGCAGACACGTAGACCCCATTACGGAAATATGGAAAGCCGATTGCATCTGTCTTCTTATTTAAACGCTGAAAGTATTTCTCTGCGGAGAATAACTGCATATTCTCCGCAGTTTTTGCGGAGATTCCCCTCGACTTTAAAAAATCATAATGTTGTGTTTGTAATTTTGTTGCCTCTAAAGTTCTAATGGGATGCACATTGCTCTCCGAATGTCTGTACGATTTTGTTTTAAATGGAACTGCCCCGCTAATTCCGCAGTGTTGACAGTGATAGACCCACGCATCTTCCTTGCGGTCAATGTTTAGTTCTTTTAAATGGGATTTTTTTCTGTCCTTGGAACAGTTAGGACAAAGAGTACGCAGATGATTATCCACGTGCAATGACGACACAAACTCCGCTACTACATTCATATTTAAGCCCCTCTAGATTTTACTTTTTTGGTTTGTTTATTTTAACAGTGTGATCGCTATTCCGTGTGAAAGATCGATTTGATTTTGGTGATTTCAATTTTAAATTTTTACTGGAGTTCGTGCCTCCTTTTGAAAGCGGAACTACGTGGTCAATGTCCTTCCCTTTTCTATCTACTCCACGCTTGTCCATGTCATACCTAGCCCTCGCCCTTGCGTTTCGAGACGGTTGCTCATCCCTCGATTTTTGTTGTTCGTACTCTTTTTTGTAAGGACGTGGTTTGTTTACGAAAGGCATAGTTCTATCCTATATATATACTGTTTCTATACTGTTTCTATACCTGCCCTCTTGGAGGAGGGCAGACCTAGCCTAAACTAGGTTGCCTTCACAATCTTGCCCACATTGGTATCGATTGACCCGAAAGACTTTGCGTGCAAGGGATTCTTTCTTCGCCATCCCTGTCTGATGTCTAATGCACTAACCGTAGTATCAGCAATACCGTTTCGTCCCTACCGTTTTCCATCGTCAAACGAAACAGGTTTCAATCTTAAATTTATAAAAAATAAATTGCAAGGCTTTTTGATGAAAGTAAGTGTAAGTCCCAATGATATGTTTAAACAAATGAATCGTGCCTGGCTGCGGAAGCGTTTTGCCTGGCTGCGTGACTGCCCGTAGACCGTTTAAACGTTCTAAGTACTTAATGCCGACTTTGGTAAAAAAAACGGGGGAGTCGGATCTCCCCCAAAGTTCACCCTCACGTGAATACGAATATTGTCTTCAAAAATTATAAAAAAACAATAGGAACGTTACTATTTGACAAACATTTTTTATATGGTGTAATATAGACCTGACTTCGATTAAGCCCCCTAGTCAATTAGACCAGTAGGTCGGAAAGCCACCCTTAAAACGGTGGCTTTTTTTATTTCAGTGCGGAAACTTCAATCTCACACCTAGGGTTCTGTTTGTCTAATCCCCAGTAGATGTGCTTCTCTTTAACCTGTCGGTCGTTCTTATATGCCACTTCCTGTAGCAAGTCCAGTATTAAACTCTCATCCAAATCAGGTCTACGTGATGCGTACCAAATGCGAATGGTTACCGCCACATCACATTCAAAAACTTGGCTGGGGGCAATAACGCATTGCTGTTTAAACGTTTTAACATATGCCAATGCCTTTGCGGACTTGATAAACATTGGCTTCCCATGAACGTAGACCATTTTCCGTGAGTTAGCCTTACTGGCGGGTTCACCAAATATTTTTAAAAATAGTGTTTGCATTTATAAAATAGTTGTATTAGTATTTAGTCATAGGAGGGCTTAAATGAAAATCACAAACAAATTCAATGTACCAGAAACATTAGTTGCACTCGCCACTAGAGACTACTACACTAAAGGCAAGTCAGACTATTCAGTCACAGAAATCATCTCCCCGCCTCGTATACAGAGGCTTAGACGTGAGCATTACGATGAGATGGAGCAAGATGTATCCGATATGCTTTGGATGCTCCTAGGGACTGCCCTGCACGTTGTAGCCGAGCGTTCTGAGGTGTCAGGTCATACCAATGAGGAACGTCTTTCTGTGGGTGTCAATGACATCATTTTGTCGGGGGCGATTGACCTCCAAAAGGATGAGGCAGACGGCATCACCATCACAGACTATAAGTTCACATCCTCATGGGCATTGATGAACGATAAGCCTGAGTGGGAGCAACAACAAAACATCTACAAGTATTTAGTCGAGCGGGTCAAGAAAAAGCCTGTCAAGGGTTTGAAGATCTGTGCCTTGATCCGAGACTGGTCTAGGCGGGATGCTCAGTACAAGGCTGACTATCCACAAGCACCAATTCAAGTAATTGACATTCCAATGTGGACATTTGATCGTGCCGAGGCTTTTATTAAAGAGCGGGTCGAGATGCATCGTGATTCTAAAGTTAATGCTGACTGGGGCGATGAGTTGCCTTTATGTAGCGATGAAGATCGCTGGGTTAGACCAACTACATATGCAGTCAAAAAAGATGGTCGTAAGACTGCAATTCGTGTGTTTGATACACAAGGCGAGGCAGATGCCTTGTTAAAAGAAATGTCTGAGAAAGACAAAGGCTTTATAGAGATCCGTAAAGGTGAGGCAGTACGTTGTACAGGAAACTTCTGCGGAGTATCGCAGTGGTGTAATCAGTATCAATCAACATTAAACGAGGAACAGGAATGAAAACTAGACAAGTAATGCTTTATGAATTTATGGTGGCATTAGCAAGCAATCCATCAACAATTGATCCACGTGAGACCCATCCCGATAACGCAGGATATATTGAGTGCATGGCTAAAGCATTAATAGATAAATTTTTGGAGAACGTACAATGAGCGTATATAAAAAGTTACAAAAGGCTAGAGTGTTATTGAACGCATCTAGCATCAAGAAGTCAGGCAAGAATAAATTTGCTGGTTATGAATACTTTGAACTGGGTGACTTCATCCCCACAGTCAACGAGATCTTTGATAGCGTTGGATTGTGCGGAGTGGTTAACTTTGGTGAGCAAGCAACGCTTACAGTCTACGACACCGATGGTGATGGGCAAGTAACATTCTCTAGCCCGCTAGTCTTTGCGGAGAACGCTAAAGGTCAGGCAATACAGTCCCTAGGCTCAACTCATACTTATTTTCGGAGATACCTTTGGTTACTGGCTCTTGAGTTAACGGAACATGACTCCATTGATTCTTTGCCACAAGAAGATAAACCAAAACCAATTGCGGTAGAAGTGAAACCAGTAGTAAAGGAAGTGCCAAAAGAGTCCGATGGGGATCTTGCACCGCTTGCGGAGGTGTTGATTACCTTTGGTAAGACTTGCGAAAACTTGAAAGAGTTGTCAAGTTTTTGGAAAAAGAATCAGGCGGGCATCGACAGAATGAAGTCGCAGAAACCTGAGTTGTTTAAACAGGTGCAGGAAGCGTTTGCACAGTACAAATCTAAATTTAAGGAGTAATGCATGGCTTACGATAAACCATTTGAAAATAAACCAAACTTTGGATCGTTGTTTGCAACAAAAACAAAGACCAATCCTGCACAACCTGATTATTGGGGTGATATAAAAATTGACCTAAGTACAGTTGATACTGAAAATGGCATTGCAATAGTTAAGTTATCAGGATGGAAAAAGAAAAGTGAAAAAGGCACTACCTATCTTTCGCTTGGAGTAAATAACTGGAAGTCTGATAGCGAAAACCCACAACCTAAAAAACAGGAGATTCAAGATGATGATATCGAATTCTAAAAAACGTGGCAGACCTTTGGGTTCTAAAAACAAGCCAAAGAAGATGGCGTTTAAACGTTCCAATATTTCTGGCTCTAAATTAAAAAAATCAAAGTCTATACCGATTGGTGCTATTAGTTGGCAAGATGCTTATGAAAAAACATTTGTTCTTTTAGACCGTGCTTATAAACGTTTAGTTGAACTGCAAGATGTTCAAGAGGAATTAGATCAAGCCAAGATAGATCTTGCGGGTCTTTCCACCATCATCAATTATTTGGAACTGCGTTTAGAAGACAAATACAGAGGAACAAAATGAACGCACTTCAGTTTGAAGCAGTCAAGATAGCCCTTAAACAGGACAAGACTGGTTTCGTACTGACACTTAATATCCACCCTGACGAGATCCCTGATGAATTAATGCGGGATTTTGTTGGGGCACGATATGGTGTAGCGATGGTACGTATTGAAGACAACGAAAGTGCCAAGCACTACGACAACCGTGTTAAGAAAGCGGGCATCCTATGTCGCTCTCACCAATTTCAGTTGTGGCTTAAAAAAGAAAACGAGTTAACGGTTGATGGCGAAGACGATGCAGTAGATGCTATTCATAGAATCTGCGGAATTAATTCACGAACCGAACTGAATGGCAACAGAGATGCCCAAAAATTATTTGATGAAATGGTAGAAGATTATGAGCGATGGATTGAAGAAGCCGAGCCGTTTTAAAACCGTTGTTCCCTTGATGGTTTACCTTGATCCAAAGGAGCGTGATAGCGTAAAGGCTTTTTCCAAAAAAGAAAGCATGAGCGTTAGTCAACTCTCAAGAGAGGCATTTCAGATGAGAATGTCTGACTCAAGCGATTTGTTTAATTCAGGATTCAATTCGGGTTTAAACGAGGCAATAAAAATTGTTAACAATTGCCAAGGTGCAACCATGATGTTTCCGTCAGGCAAGTCGTTCGCAAGAGTGGTTTGTGATGACATTGAAAAATTCTTGAGAGATAAAAAATGAACAATCAAGACAAGGAGTATCTGCGTGATTTACTTGCAGGATTTGCTTTGATTGGTCTACTGATGCGGGGTAACAATAAGTTAGAGCAGTTGCCAAGTGATGCTTATGATTTGGCTGACCATATGCTTGAGGCACGTAAACCACGTGAAGAGGGGATTGTTGCCATTAAGAGAAGGGTCAAGGCAAAATGAACTTGATTAAGTTTGGTGACTGTCGAACCATTATGGATCAGTGGATCTCAGAGGGGGTGAAGGTGCAGACGTGTATCACCTCCCCTCCTTACTTTGGTCTACGAGACTATGGTCACGATGGGCAGATTGGACTAGAGCAAACGATAGACGAATACGTGGCGGCTATCGTTGGGGTGTTTAAACGGGTTAAGGATCTGCTGTCGGATGACGGGACGCTGTGGCTAAATCTTGGGGATAGTTACTACAACTATCGAGGTGGGAAGGGACAGGCATTGGTTAAACAAACTGTCTCCAATAACCTACAAGACCTACCGCAAGTCTGTGCTAGGCGGGGAAACAAGCAAGAAGGTTTAAAGGAAAAAGACCTCATAGGAATCCCTTGGCGGGTCGCCTTTGCCTTGCAAGCGGACGGCTGGTATCTACGTCAGGACATCATTTGGCACAAGCCTAATCCCATGCCTGAGTCGGTCAAAGACAGATGCACGAAGAGCCACGAATACATCTTTTTATTAACCAAAAACCCCAAGTATTACTTTGACAATGAATCCATCAAAGAGCCTGTTAAGGAAGACTGGGGTACAAGAGATAGGACGGATGGTAAATACCATAACGAAGGTACAGGACTTAGCCCGCACTCAGGACTGGAGAAGTCCTACGAAATGGCTAATAAGCGGTCTGTATGGACTGTTACCACCAAGCCTTTTCATGGCGCACACTTTGCCACCTTTCCAACGGATTTAATTGAGCCTTGCATCCTTGCGGGTAGTCGCCCCAAGGATATTGTGTTTGATCCGTTCATGGGTTCTGGAACTACGGCTGCCGTAGCTCAACGTTTAAACAGGTTATACCTTGGCTGCGAGCTGAACACGGAGTACGAAGCATTACAAAAAGAGAGACTTAAACAACCATCATTGGAGCTACTATGAAAACATTATTAGAAACTCTTTGGGACTTAGCCTGCACGGTTGCCCTTTGGTTTGCACTTATTTTTGGATTTTTTACTGGGTTATTCCTGATGGGGTTAACCTTTAAAGTTATTGCTAATGCGTTTATGGCGGGGTACTACTTGCTATGAATAACAATAAACCAGTAGCGTACATCAATGTAGAAGAACGCAAACTAGAGTGGGCAGAGCCTATTACATGGCATACACCAACCATAGCAAAGATGGATAAGATTCCGCTTTACACAAAACCGAATGACGAACCAGCGGCATGGTTTTACTATCGTCCAGGTGAAACTGGCACGTTTATGTGCGGAGATGCCGAGGCAATGAAAGGTATAGAGAAGGACGGCTGGGTAACAACACCGCTCTACCTGCATCCAGTAAAAGAACTAACAGATGAGGAAATTGAGCATATCTATTGGTCGTTAGATAGCACAGGATATGACGGTACTTTTTCATTTATTGAATTTGCTAGAGCAATACTAAGAAAGGCACAAGAGAAATGAGCAATGAACCAGTAGCAATTCGATATGACTTTGATGGATACGGTTATCAGTACATGGATTCAGGAAGTGGTAGCGATTGGCAGTCTAGGGTTAAAGGCGAACCACTCTATACCCATCCAGTAAAAGAACTAACAGATGAGGAAATAACAAGTGTATTCCGTGCATCATCTGACCATATTGAATTTGCTAAAGCAATATTAAGAAAGGCACAAGAGAAATGAATACCTTTCACGAAGATCTTGAGCGTGGCAAAGCGATTGAGAGCAAAGCCTTGGATGTTATCCGCAAAAAGTATCCCTCCGCTAGTTTGATCGAAGCTTTTAAGGGCTACGACATTTGGATACCTGAGTTGCATAAATCGATAGAAGTTAAGTACGACCCGATGAGTAACGAAACTGGGAACATTGTGGTTGAGATTGAGATGAACGGCAAAGCATCTGCGCTCATTACAACGACTGCGGACTATTGGTTGTTCTATGATGACCACGTATTTGTGTTGATCAAGCCAATAAGTATTGTGAATTGTATTTTTCAACAAAAGATGCAGTACGTAGAGTTTGTTGGGACTGGTGACAGATCCCCTAAGAAAGCTTTTTTAGTACCAAAAGAAGTTCTTTTTAAATGTGGTAAACAACTGGAGAAATGATGACGACATTTACAACAGAAGATCGTTTAAATGCAGAGTCTTTGAAGGATGTGTTCCAAAGCGTTTCAAGGAAAGTTTCTAAAAAAACTTTGTTGAAGTCTAGTCCTAATTACACACCCTACATGACATCTACTGGCATTCAAATAGGAAAGTATTACCAACCGCCAAAGTATGTGGAGGAGGATGCTGATATGTTAAGGCTACAGTCTTACCTTATTGGAGATCCAGCAATGCTTAAGCGGCAGTATTGGCTTGGTTTTACATACAAAATGTTGCTTGCTTTTGCATTGCTAGTCATTTTGTTGGTGAACAAATGATTACAATTCTGCTAACTTTTTTTGCCCTGATAGGGATTGTCGTAACGTTTTTCTTTCTTTATGTTTTATTTACTATTTACTACGAGGATTAAATGGAAAAAGAGCCTATACCTTTTGGCGGTTGGATGGAGCATGGTGACAATACGTACAAACATGATTCTGTAAATCACCCCAAGCACTACACCGCCCACCCATCGGGAATAGAGTGCATTCAGATTACCGAACACATGGGGTTTAATCTTGGCAACGCTATGAAATACATATGGCGGGCAGACGAAAAAAACAATGCGGTAGAAGATTTACGCAAGGCGGTTTGGTACGTTCAGCGTGAGATAGCTAAACGCATTAAATAGCGTTTAAACATGGCGACCAAAGATGAAAAAGATCACTTTAGAAAGCTCACGGAATTCGGGTGTGCGCTCTGCTACCACCTCGGCTACGAAGGGACTCCAGCGGAAATTCATCACATTAGACGAGGTGGCATACGAAGCAAGTCTCCTGTTATCCCGCTCTGCACGGAGCATCACCGAGGAAATTCCAGTATTCACGGACTGGGTAAAAAGTTGTTTGAGCGCACCTTTCAAACGACAGAAGAGGAACTCTTGGAAATGGTATCAGCCAAGTTCCCGCCACCAAACTAATAAGGAAATCAAATGATTGAACATATAGTAAAACCGAAACCCTTAGATAATGACATTGCGGTAGTCAAGATTCTTCAGCTGTTGGGTCAGCTAAGTTTAAACGACATACAATACATTTTGCAAATAACCGAAGCAGTTTATACAAAGGTGAACGAAGATGACATGGAATCTACGGCTAGTTGAGATGGTGGCAGATGACTGCCAAGATGGACGATACATTGAACTCAGAGAAGTATTTTACGACCAACTTGGCAAACCTTTGGGTCATACAGTTGC